AGCCACATTTACAATCTAAAGACTGTACAGATGTCAAACGACAAAGGTACATGGTTTGGATGGGATGTTACCAAGGTAGGTCCAGTTTCAGATAAAAATATTTACGACATGGCAAAGAGTTTTGCCGTGAGTGTAGGTAAAGGTGAGATTGAGGCGAAACATGGCAATGGAGAGGCAGACTCCAAACAACCATACTAACAGTATCCTAGGTAGTGGGCAGTCACGCGAGAGTAGGCTGCCCACGTTGCATTGCTATGTTAGAAAAATTTAAAAAAATATTTAATGGTTTAGAGGAGAGGTTTGGCTACCACATAATAAAAGATCAAACCAACTCAATAAAAAAATCTGGAGAATCTAAAACATCACATTATCCACACACTGACGAAATGTGGCAAGCACATTTAGATGGTAAAAAATTTCAAGTAAATACTAAATATGGGGATATCATGGCTGATAGTTTAGGTATGTGTCCGATAAATAAAGACAGTAAATGTAAGTGGGGTGCAATAGATTTAGATAACTATAGACCGGATATACAAGAATTATTTAAAAAATTAAAAAGCATAAATGTTCCCGTGGTGCCGATAAGATCCAAAAGTGGAGGAGTGCATGTTTATGTTTTTTTAAAAGAACCTGTGGCTGCTTTGTTGATGAGAGAGAAACTACATTCTATAAAACATATATTTGGTGTAGAAAAACCAGACAGAATTTTTCCAGTGCAAAAATATTTAGATTTAGACAAAGGCTCTGCTGGTAGTTGGATAAACTTGCCTTATTATAATTACAAAAATACAGAAAGATATATGATAAAAGAAGACGGATCAAAGGCTTCTATAGAAGAATTTTTTAAAACTTACGAAGAAAGTGTAATCACACCTAGTCAACTTAAAAAAATGCAGTGTAGTTTAAACGAAGAGGACTTTAAAGATGGACCACCTTGCTTACAAACTTTGGCTAGTTTTGGAATAGAAAGAGGAGCAAGAGATGAAGTGTTACTAGACATGACTAGATATCTTAAGATGAGGTTTCCAGAAAATTGGCAAAATAAAACGGGAGAGTATAACACAAAATTCTTTAAACCTGAACTAACTTATAAAGAAGTTCAAAAAACTGTTAATTCAAGAGAAAATAAAGACTACCCGTACAGGTGTAATCAAGATCATTTAAGTAAGTTTTGTAACAAAGGTGAGTGTATATTAAAAAAGTTTGGTGTTAAATCTATCAAAGGGTTACAACACGCGGCACTCGGACCATTATCTTATATTAAATCAACACCAAGACAATGGTTTCTAGGTTTTGATGGAGAGGAAGTTAAATTAACATCAAAAGAATTAACTAATCAACAACTGGCAAGAGAAGCTGCAACTGAGCAGACCGGTAAAACACCACCACGTATGAAACAAGTTGATTGGGACGCTGCGATAGCGGAGTTACAAGAAAGAGCTACAGGAGAAGACGCACCAGAGGAAAGTATGCCTATGTTTAAATTAAAAGAATCTTTAAAAATATTTTGTTTTGAGTCTAGGAGAACGGAAGATAGAACTAGAATAGATAGAATACCTTTTTATGATAAGAAAGAAAAGAATGTTCATTTTGTGTTTGACAGTTTTTATTCTTACATTACTGAAACTAAAAAATGGAAGCATGCGGAACATACTACTCACACTTATTTGAAAAATATAGACGGTCTTACAAGGGGTAAATTACATATATCAGGAAACATTAAAAGAAACGTGTACACATTAAGTGAAGATAAGTTCGGCAAAGAAGATTTTAAACATGAAAAAATTAATTTTGGTAATGAAAAGGAGGTTATGTGAAATTTAAAGTTCCTGATTTATATAGAGTTGAAAAAATATTTGGTCCACCAGGCACAGGTAAAACGTATGAATTATTAAAAATATTAAAACAAAAATTAGATTATGGTTATCCAAAAGAAGATGTTTTATTAGTAGGGTATTCTAGAGCAACTGCACAAAATTTAAAAGATAGGTGTAAAAAAGATTTAAATTTTACAGAAGAAGAAACAAAACCAATAAAAACTTTACATGCACTTTGTAAAAAAGCGTTACCAAAACCAGAACCAAGTTTATTATCAAAAGCTGATAAAGATTTTTTTAAACGATGTTTAACAACACACATAAGTAAATGGGTTTCAAGAGAACAATATACTAAAATAATTAAAAGAGAAGATGAGCCAGAGGAAGATGAAGATTTTGACGGAGGTATTCTTACAAAAAAATTAGATTTAATAAACAAAGGTAGAAGTTATTTTAAATCAGGAGATACTTGGGAGTCTGTAAGATATTATTTTGATGAAAAACAAGATGACTTTCAGTTTGGTAATATAGTTAGAAGAGAACTAGAGTTTACATACAATACTTATAAAGATTTTAAAAAAAAGTATAGTTTAATGGATTTTACTGACATGTTAGCTGCAACTCTTAAACAAGAAGTTAAGTTTCCAAAATATAAAATAGTATTTGTTGATGAATGCCAAGATTTAAATCCATTAATGTGGGCTGTAATAAATAAAATAATTGATGAAAAAGGTTTAATTTATTTAGCAGGGGACGACGACCAGTCAATATTTGGTTTTAATTGTGGTGAACCTGAGTATTTTTTAAACTATCCAGCTCATTACGAACGTGTTTTAGATAGATCTTACAGATTACCAAGAAAAATTTTAGATTTTTCACAAAATATAATTTCAAACATAGGTCCTAAATATAGGAAAGAAAAAGTGTTTGGTCCTAAGATAGTAGACGGGGTTGAAGTCCAAGGTAATATTTATGAAATAGGTAGATTTTTGGAAGATATAGAAGAAAAAGTAAAAAAAGACTCTTGGATAATGTGTGGTAGAACCAACACTAGATTATTTCATTACAAATATATGTTAATGCAAAAAAATTTACTTTGGAAAACTAAAGCTAAATCTGGTTCAGGAAACTCATATAATTATTCTATAAAAACTAGAGTAAGAGATATATTAAATTTGTGGCACAAATTTGCTACAAAAGAAAAATTAGAAGGTAGAGAGATTTGTAGGTTGATTCAAGAAATAAGATCAGAACATCTTAATATTAAAAAGAAAGACAACAAACCAGATAAAAGTAGTTTATTTGTAAGTGATAATTATTACAACTATGAAGATCTTGTATCTAAAAATGTTTTTAAAGATAGTTTTAAAATAGATCAAGAATGGTTTGATTATATTAGGTTTGGAAAAGCAGATGTTCAAAACCAATCTTTTATGGACGGTGGCACAGAATTTGAATTATTTTTAGATGCAGATCAAGCCCACGATTATATAGTTAATGTTTACAAAAAAGATAAAACATTATTAAAAACAGAAATTTTAATTGGAACAATACATTCAGTAAAAGGTTTAGAGGCAGCCAATGTTGTTGTATGTGATGTGTGGAGTTATCCTTGTTACCAAAATTACAAAGAGAAAACTCCAAAACATAGACACGAAGAAATACGTTGCGCTTATGTTGCAGTAACTAGATCAACTGAAAATCTTTTTATGTACAGGCCATGGCCTAGAAAAAGAGTGGGAGAGCATTCTTTTGAAATGTTAGATGAATATTTTTATAAAAAGGAGGAAAACTATGACACACAAAGACATATTCAAAGGTGTAGCGTATAAATCTTTGGAAGAACAGGTAGGAGGCAAACACTATCGCAGTATGAAAATACAGCCAGCAGAGTTTATTAATGAAAATAAACTCTTGTTTGCAGAGGGAAATGCTATAAAGTATATTTGCAGGCACTCTGTAAAAGGAAAGCAACAAGATATAGAGAAGGCAATACATTATTTAAAAATGATATTGGAGAGGGATTACTCATGATTAATAAACCTTTATTCACAACACCCACAGAATGGGTTCAACCTAATTCTTTTCCTGACTTATCTAAATACGATGAGATAGCAATAGACTTAGAAACAAAAGACCCTGAACTAAAAAAAATGGGACCAGGTATGTTTAGAGAAGTAGGAAACATAGTTGGCTTTGCAGTGGCAGTTAATAACTGGTCTGGTTATTTTCCTATAAGACATGAAAACGGTGGTAACATGGATGAGAAAAAAGTTATTGAATACTTTAGAACTGTTCTAAACTACCCCTCTACAAAAATATTTCACAACGCTATGTACGACGTGTGTTGGTTAAGAGCTGAGGGTTTTACAATAAAAGGCAAAATAGTAGACACTATGATTGCATCGTCTTTAATAGATGAAAATAGGATGAGGTATGATCTTAATAGTGTTGCAAAACAATATACAGGTATGTCAAAAAATGAGGCAGCACTTAACGAGGCTGCACAGAATTGGGGTATAGATCCTAAAGCAGAAATGTACAAATTACCTGCAATGTATGTGGGTGAGTATGCAGAAAAAGATGCAGAGATAACTTTTGCTTTATGGCAAGAACTTAAAAAAGAAATAAACCATCAAGACTTAAATTCTATATTTGATTTAGAGACATCTTTATTTCCTTGTCTAGTAGAAATGAAAGCAAGAGGAGTAAGGGTTGATTTAGAACATGCAGAGATGGTTGAGAAAAATTTAATTAGAGCAGAAAATAACATGTTGCAAGGAATAAAAGATGAGATAGGCTTTGCACCAGATCTTTGGGCAGCAAGATCTATAGCTAAAGTATTTGATCATTTAAAATTAGATTATCCTAAAACAGAAAAAACAAAAGCACCTAGCTTTACTAAAAATTTTTTAAAAAATCACAACAACTATGTGATTAATTTAATTAATAATGCTAGACAAGCCAACAAAGCTAGAACTACTTTTATGGAATCTATATTTAGATACGTACACAAAGGTAGAATACATGCAGATATAAATCAACTTAGGTCAGAATTTGGTGGAACTGTTACTGGTAGATTTTCTATGACTCATCCTAATTTACAACAAATACCCAAGTCTGGTAGTGATATGGGTAACCAACTAAGGGCTATATTTATACCCGAGGAGGGCCATACATGGGGTTGTTTTGACTATTCTCAGCAAGAGCCTAGGTTGGTAGTGCATTATGCCTGTTTGACTGAATTACCGGGCTCTCAGAACTTTAAAGAATATTACGAAAAGGACTCAAAAGCAGATTTTCACAAGATAGTAGCTGAAATAGCAAATATACCTAGGGACCAAGCAAAGGTTATAAACCTAGGTAAATTTTATGGTATGGGTAAAAATAAACTAAAAGGTGAATTAGGTATACCGGATGAAGAGGCTAGTCAGATAATAAAACAATATGACTCTAGGGTTCCATTTGTTAAACAATTAATGAATCATGCCTCTGGTAGAGCTGAATCTAGAGGACAGATAAGAACGTTGCTAGGTAGGTTATGTCATTTTCATCTGTGGGAACCAAACCAGTTTGGCGTGCACAAGCCTTTGCCTCATGAAGCAGCACTCCAGGAACACGGACCAGGGATCAAAAGAGCTTTTACATACAAAGCTTTAAATAAATTAATACAAGGATCAGCTGCTGATATGATTAAAAAAGCAATGTTAGATTTATATAATGAAGGGATAATACCTTTAATACAGATACATGATGAATTAAACATATCTATCAAAGATAAAGGTGAGGCAGATAAAGTAATTGAGATTATGCAAAATGCTGTTAGTTTAGAGGTACCCAATAAAGTTGACTATGAAACAGGTAAACACTGGGGAGAAATAGAAGGATGATTTATGGCTTATTTAAATGCAAACATACCAGTAGAGTATGCACAAATCAGGAGAGAATATTTATATGATCTTAAGAAACATCATGGAGAAGTTGAAGACTGTGTTATCTTTGGTCTTAGCTGTATTACAGGTCGTGCTATTTTATTTCACGCTATTATGGAGAGCGGCGCAATATTTTATCGCCTTCCTATTAGTGCGTTTATTCAACGGGGTTTCAAAGTCGAGGACGTACCAAGAAGACGACTTGATGAGCTTCAGCTTTGGAATTCTTTCAGTTATTATCCTGCTGTTACTAGTTGGGATATTTTAGAGTCACAAGCAGGTAAATACATAGGCAAAGACAAGAAATGGCACTATGGTAAATACTTATTTACTGTTGACTTTGCACACCCAGAACCTAATATACTAGACACTGATCATTCTGAGATCCCGCACGAACACAAGTGCGCTCATGTGTTGGCACTAAATGATGGCAACTATGCTGCTCAGCCCAACAACAGATTGATTTGGGACATTCCATCCTTCACAGTTAAGGACCAAATCCCTGACTGGAAGGTACAAACTAACTATTGGAACGTAGAAGATACACAGAAGTGGCGGACAGAGGACACTGACAATTTCTTTTACGAGATGGAGGAAAAGAAAAATGATTAAGAAAATTAAAGCTAAGATAAAAAGTTGGCTAGATTGGTATGTAAACTGGCTTTTTAGTTGGCAAAAAAACGATAAGAAATGAGTAAGAAACCACTAAATATATCAGAAGAAGCAGCCGTCCAAATGCCAATGAAGACGGTTGCCTCTCTGATCGTAATCGTAGCACTCGGCACCATGGGCTACTTCCAGATTGTAGAAAGATTAAATGTTGCAGACACTAGACTACAACTAATGGAAAAAGATTTAGAAGA